GGTGCCCTTCGGTTCGGCAACAAAGTCGTCTGTCGCTGCGTCTCGAACAACTTCGGCCGCGCTAAGCCGGCGGCCGTCGGTGGCAACGAAAAACGCCTTCGTGCCGACGCACTCAATGAACACGCCGCCGAGAGCGTACCGGCTGCTTTCTTTGTCGATGGCGTAGATGACGGACTTGATGGCGCGGCCGAACTCGTCGCCTGTCATGGACAGAATCGGGTGCAAGCCGTCTGGCTCCCATAGCGGAAACTCAGCGGCAGACTCAGTCGGCAGCCTCCACTCGCAGCCTTTCGTCTCAATCCTGCACGTCGAGCCATCCGGCGTCAGCGTCACTGTGTCGCCGGTGGCGTTCATCAGGATCGTGCGCAGCCTGTCCCTTGGCAGCAGCACTGGCTCGCACTGAGCGTCCATGAGTTCAACGTCGATGCGGCAGTCCATGTCGGTGCCAGTGACGAGCCCGTTGCCGATGCACAAGTTAGTGACGGCCACGTTGTTGGACCGTCTTGAAACGGCCTTGCCGGCAGTCTTGACCGCATTGCGGAACTCGGCGAGATCAAGCGTGATCCCGCTGCGAGCTCTCTTCCGTTCCTTCGTTGCCGTAGCCATGTCACGAATCCTTTCGCGTGAGTGCAATCCCTACAAAAATGCCCAGTGCGAACGTCGCAGCGAGCGAAAACTGCCCAACAGAAAGCCAGACCCAATCGGTGATGCTCATAGCGCAGCCCCCGGGTCGGTGTCGTCGTCCTCGAGCAGCGGCCACCGCCGTGCGTTAGCCGCCTCGGCGTGCTCGTAGGCCACGGCCTGCTGCACCAGCCGAGTCTGAAGCTGCAGCACCAGGTCGGCAGTCTCAAGCAGCAGCGACGCACCGAAGTTCAGGCGGGCTCGGCTGGCTGTATCGCTCGCCTTGGTCACGGCGGCCTGCGCCATCGCATCGGAGTAGATCCGCAGGCTGGCAACGATCTCGTGCGGACGCATGCTCATGACACCACCTCGATGTTGCGGGGCTTGCCCGGCGTGCGGCGGATGAAGCCCTTCCGCTCCAGGGCGTCGAGATGCACCGTGGCGGCGTGCGGAGACTTCGCCCCGATGGCTTGAGCGATCTGCCTCACGGTCGGCGAGTACAAACTCATGTTTGCCCGGATGAAGTCCAGCACTTCCTGCTGGCGAGCGGTGAGCCGCTCCTTGGCGGTCTGCGTCATGCTGCTCCTCCAATGGCGTTTCCGTTGTCCATCCCAAGGCGGCGAAGCAGGTACGACACCAGCCGGAACGCAGTGGACATCTCGATCTTCAGACGTGCGGCCTTATCTGCAATCAGATCGACAGTGCTCTGGAACTCCGCAGGAGTTGTCATTTCCACCACGACCTTGAGCTCTTCACGCATCGCAGCGTCTTCCGACTTGTCGATCCTCACGGCCTGACGAGGCTCAGATTGCTGAAGCCGCTTCTTCTCGGAGAACGTCTTGAGCCTGTAAAGGTGCCGATACTCATCACGCACCCACTTCAACTGCGGGTACATGCTTTCGTTGTTTCGCTTCACGTTTTTGATGGAGTCGTACAGCACGTCCTGATCCAGGCGGTGCAGGTCGTCGTGCCAAAGACGACGCTCCTCGTCCGTCCAAACACACTGAGGCCACAGCTGGTTGATAGCCGCTCGGTTCTGATCCCACGTCCTCATAGGTTCCCTCCCACTGGTTCGCGTCGTTTCCGTGCATCATGCTTTGCGTTGTCAAACTCCCCGGCCAAGATGCGGTCGAGGTATTCAAAGAACCGGGTCACCGCCAGCGGCTTGTCGAAAAACTGGCACGACGGAAGCCGGTGCATTGCTTGATGCGCCCTGTCCAGCCAGCCTGGCGTCGCTGCTAGATCCACCCAAGACGCTGGAGGCACAAGCGGAGTCCACGGCACTGCATTGCCAGTGACGTTCCAGCCGGCAACAAACCGCTGCCATTCGTCCGCTGCCCAGCCCTTTTGGCGAAACTCGTCTCTTTCCGGCGGGGTGTGTGTTCTGCATTCGTCTTTTGGAGAAGAAGATAGGGATGGAGATGGGGATGGGGATGGGGATGGAGGCGATGCTTTTGCGATGCCGTTTGCGATCGCCTTGCGATCGTTTTGCGATCCGTTTGCGACAGTTTTGCGATCGCCCCACCGCTTCCTGTTACCCTCTTGCCCTGCTTCCGACCGTGCCTCTTTCAGGTCTTCGGCACGAGCACGGTGCTCCTCCATTCGGGCATTCCGACGCAGGCCGTCGTCACAGACAGGAAACTTCGACGACAGCAGCTGCCACACACGGCCAACGCCTGGCGACACAAGCTCAAGACGCTCGAGATCAGACGGCAGACCGCCGGAATCCCACTGGATCACCAGTAGGCGGATGTAATGGCCGACCTCCTCGGCAGTCCACATGGCCGTGGATGCGTAGAAGTCACGGCCAAAGAACGGGATGTAATGGTCAACCTGCGTCCTGGCCATCCTTGGCTCCCCTCTCTTTTGCAATCTTTTCTGACAGGGCGTTGTCAATCAGCCACTTCCGGCGGAACGGCTCCCAGTCTCCCTGGCCTCCGCTGCAACGCCAGTTGACGTACGCAATGGCAGCCTGAGTTACCAGCGGGTCTTCTTTTTTGTCAGCGGCCATCACTGGACTCCTTGTTGGCCTTTTTTCTTGCGCGGCATCGTTGCTGAGCAGCACGGTTTAGCTCGCGACGCCTGTGCGCGAGCCATTGCTCTGGCTCCCAAGGGTGGTCCTTGCTGATTACCGCTTGCAAGACTGCACGCCGACAATCAAATGCGGCCAAAAGCACTTCGTCAGGAAGATCCTGGCGAGTGTCAAGCACTGCGTCCCAGACCCTACGGCAAGCCATCAGAAGACTTGGTGCAGCGGCGATTACTGCAGCATTCTTATCACCATTGTCATCCGAAGTCGGAACCACGTAAGCCACGTCGCCACCTTCAGTGTCAAACACAACTCGAAGCGAGTCGCTGCCTCCAGTTGGGAACACAAGCGATACTCCGTTGTTCTGTACAGTCTTCCAGGCCACGTCAGCCTCCTTTCCATTCCGCCCCGCCGCGTCGAAGCGGCACCGTGCCTATCACGAGGGCGGCTGCGCTCAGGCGTAGTCCGCAAGACGCTCGTAGTTCAGGCCCGAAATCTGCGGAAAGCTCTCGTTCGGCTTGTAGTAAACCTTCTTGATCCAGTTGGCCGACAACTCCGAGTTCCACGCACGGATCGCCATGAACGCAATCTGGCGGGCTCCCATTCGGCGCATGCTAAGACGCCTGGAGATGACGGCCTCGCGGTAGATGTTGAATGGCCGTTCGAGTGTGGTGCTGCCATCCGACAGCACCTCGAGCATCTCACCAGCCATGTCAGAATCAGCGCACGAGAACAGGTAGTGCAGTGCGGCCAGCAGCGACGGCGACGGGAACAGGCGGATGTTGTTCGCCTTCGTGATGGAGTGCTGGATCGCCGGACGACGGCCGATGATCTCAAGGCACGTCTTGGGGCTAAATCCGTTAAATCCTGCACCGCCCTCGTAGAACTGCCCCGTCTGGCCGAAAATCCAGAGCAGCTTGACGCAGGCCGCCAGGTGCGTGGAGTTTTCCTTCCCGTGAAGGCTGAGGATGTCGCTGGTCTTGCGACTGCGGGCGTTAACGTCAATCGTGTCGAACGCCTCCGACTCCACTCCGTAGGCCACCCAAGTTGAGAACCCTACTCCCGCTGTCACGCACGCCGACAAGCGGTGCTGGCCGTCCAGCAGACGACCATCCCTAGCGAACTTGATGGTCTCGCCGTTCAGCATCCACTCGCCGCGCTCCAATGACGCCACCAGGGTCTCGACGTGCCCCTTGATCAGCCGCCTGTTGTGAGTGTTCTTCGTGAGCCATTCAGCCGCCATTGCCGGGGTGACAAACACTTGCTCCACCCTCGGGCCAACTCGGTGCTCGGCCCCGTTACGCGATGCAACTGTCGCCGTAGCCATGATCGTCTCCTTTGCTTTCGCATCCCTTTCACCATCCACGGCCGCACGTCAACGAGACGCCGCCGCTGTTCTCAATTCATCCACGCCGTGCAGCTCCTCCGCCGGCACGAAGTACGCCGCCGGCCTGCCGCCGTACGTCTTCAGAAACTCGGGCCGCTTCGCTTTGGCTCCGCTGATCCAGCCATGCACTCGGTAGTCGGGGCACCGCCCGGTAACGAGCACCCAGCGGGCATCGTTGTCATCGTTGGGGCGCACGATCAGGTCGAAGTCGTGGCGGCTGCGAGTGCGGATCTGCAGGCCCGGCAGGTCGTTAGCCTTCCACGTATTCACGCTGCCATTCCAGAAGATGCCGAGCATCTTGGCCACGGCCATCTCGCCACACGCTCCCTCAATGTGCTCGCTCCAGCCTTCGCCGTCGTAGCCGTGGCAGTCTTGCTTGCCAGCCTTCACGGCTGACAGCTGCCGCATCCAGCCGACGAGGCTTGCCATTGCGGCTTCATGCCAACTAAGCGTCACTTCGGTGCTCATCTCACGTCCTTGTGTATTGGCCCCGTCTCGTGGGGCACCCGGCGTCGGCCTTGGCAATGGAGTACGAACCAATCCGACGCTGCGGCGATTACGAAGGGATTCACCGCAACCCTGCTCGCCGGCCATGCATGACGGCCGGAACGCCACGAGCCTGGCGTGACTACCAATCCCCTCCGTAGCGAGCGGACATGCGGTCGATCCATTCGTCTTCGCACCCGGCCTTGTAGGCCGCCTGGCCGTAGCCGGGCTTCACCGGAACCGGGCACGGTCGCGCCCCGTCATCCTGCGTCGCCTCCGCCACGTCTGGCGTCGGAATCTCATCATCAGCACGGTGTCTAGCGACAGCGTCGGCGTCTCGAATCGGCTCGCTCATGCCGTCAGTCCCCCGTAAAAGTGTGTCCACGATCCACGTACGCCTTCCGCCTGGGCTCGTACTGGTCGAGCCGTGTGCGGACCTCGTCATAGTCGCGCTGCCACCGCAGACGCTCTGCGGCGTGCGACTCGGCCAAACGCTGCAAGTCACGAGCGAACGCCGCCATTCGTGGCATGTGCTGCCGCTCGAGGTAGGCCACGATGGTGTCGATTCCGATGGTGAGCGGCTCGCGCTCGTTGACGTTGGCGTAGCGTGTCACTCCACCACCGCCTTTCGCCGAATGTCCTCGGCCTCCTGGCGGATCTTGGCGGCCTGCTTCGACAGCCGGGCGGCAATCACTTCGATCCGAACGGCGGCCTCGTCCATCGCAGCCGAACGTGTCTCGTGCCAAGCGTCTCGGTCTTCACGCAGGACGGACCCGTGACGCACAAGCGTTACGCCGCCCATCGGCACCTCGCTGCCCTCAAGCATCCACCAGCCAACGCCGTCGGCGTCGATCCTGTCTGCGAGCATGGGGATGTACACGTTGCTCATGCCGTCACCTCGTGCTCGGCGGCCTCGTGGGTGAACTCGGTGCCGGTGTCCTCGGAGCCGATCAGCATCTCGGCCTTGTGGTGGATGAGGGCCACGAGCTCGTCCTTGGCGGCCTCGCTGAAGACGCCCTCGGCGTGCCGCTTGTCCACGAGCGACCGAATCGCATCGAGCATCTCAAACGTCGTGGCCCGGCTGACCGCCAGGCGGGCCTTGCCCATCGGATCCTCGGGCACGACCGGGGCCGCAGCCGTCACCTTCACCACGCTGGGCGTGGCCGGTTTGGCCGCTTCTTTGGCCGGTTCGTTGGCCGGATAGTCCTGGGCCTCCTCGGCCGTCACGAGGCCCTTGAGAACGTCGGGAAATGCGTCACGCAGGGCGAAGCCACGGGCACGCAGCTGCAGCATCCGCTTCGGATACTGGGTCCACGGGCCGGTCTTGCCCCACAGGCCGGCCCGTTTGGCGTCGGCCACGCTGAACCGGCCCACCACGTTGGCGTCCTTGCCCTTGCGGCTGGTCTGGCACACGGCCGTCATGTTGTCGCCGTCGCCCTCTATGAGTTCGTGGATGCCGTCGCACACCGGGCTTGCGAGACACAGTGCCAGGGCGGCGTCGCCCCAAATCGCCGGCCGCCCGTTGATGCACGCGATGTTCTGAAGCGACTGCATCGGGCTCAGGCCGATCTCGCTGCCGTGCTGGATCGCCAGCAGGCAGGACTCCGGCTTGCCCCGGAAGTCCTTCGGGGCGAAGTCCGACTTGGCCACCATGGCGGCGAAGCGAAAGGCGTCATCGAACGTGGCGAGGGCCAGCCCCCTCGTTGGCGTCGTGTTGGTGCTGATCTCCGTGCTCATCTCGCGTCCCTTTCTGCGTTGTGAAAAGTCCCGCTCGGCGTCCTGCTTTGCGGGTAGTCAGTGCGTCCTTGCTGCTCGAGCTCCGCTCGACTCCTTCCGCCGTCCGGTTCCACCA